TTTGTACCAAAACCTCTTCTATTGTTAAAACTACCATCTGAACCAAAGTTTGCTGTCCATTCTCCAGAAGTCCCTGATGTACTTACTCCAATTACAAAATCGCCACTTAATCCAGTAAACGCCGCAGTGCCAGAATTTTGCACAGTACCATTTTTATAAAAATATACATTGCCATTGTCCATATCTAACGCAACACCAATTATATCTCCATTAGTATAAGAATCGCCATAACTTGAGCCACTTCCATCATTCCATTTTTGTCCATTATAATAATAAGCATAACCAAAACTATGATATGCAGGATAAAATGTTGGTAATTTGTCTGCTTCCATAATATTAACAAACATTGCAGTTGAAGATTTTGTTAAAAATTCTACATACCATTTGCCACTAGATACAGAGATAGTTGAAACTGCATTAAACCAACTTGAAGAAGTTGCGTCCATTCTTAAATTAGCCGCACTATATGTTGGAGTACTATCAAAATCCCTATATAAACTATTAAATGTGGCAAGATTAACTTCAGGTGTGTCTTGTGACTGGTCTATATCTACCAATCCACTCACAGCAAAATCATTCGAATTACCAGATGTGTCAGTGCCTAAAGCACTTTGTGAGCTTCTATCTGAAAATGTAAATCTAAAACCAGTTGTGCCATAAGATAATCCAGATACTTCTTTTGGTATACAAACTCCGTTTTTAATTTCAATAAATTCATCTAAAACACCAGATGTATCTGTAACAGCTACACCATCTAAAAAATTTACTTCTGCTAGATTGCCATCAAAAAAACTAGTGTTGTTTGTTCTTCCACTAATATAATGTGAATATGCTTGGTTTAATGTACCATTTTGACTTGAAGATGGATAATCAGCATCATAAAAATCTGTTTCTCTTACCCCATTAATATACAATCTTAATCTATCACCAGATGTAGAATTAGTTGAATCCGCTACAGCACAAATATGATACCAATTTGCAACATCTCTAAAAACTCTGTTAGTTACTAATCTTCTTGGATTACCACTATTATAATCAAATTGAAAAGATAATAAATCTTGAGATGTAAAACCAATAAAACCTTCAATACCAAATCCAGTTGGTCCAAAACTATGAAAAAACAACATGTCTGTAGTTATTTGAGCTCTTTTTACCCAAGTAGCAAAAGTGAAAGTTGTTCTACTCCCACCAGAACCAAATGTTTTTGATAATCTTGGACTATCCCCATCATCAAAACGTATAGATTGGTCAATTACATCATTATAAAATCCAGTACTTTCATCACCAATACCTGATGCAGGAAGTATACTCATTTTATGTCAATGCTCCCGTAGCACCTACTAATATTGTATTATTACCACTTGATGCAGAACAATAATAATTAAGCATATATGTTCCTGCAGTTGTTAATGCTGTTAATATATCGGCATTTATAGCCACACTTGCATGTGCTGAAATGGTATGACCACCAGTATTTACTAACATAACTGTGCCAGATTGACCCTCTGCTGGATTGCTAAATGTTAATGTGATATTTCCAGAAGGTGTGCATTTAAAAAAATTACTCACACTTAAATCAAAATCACCATCATTGTCTGTTGTTTGAGTTCCCGTTCCTCTACCAGCTACGGATACATCATTACTAATCGTAACAGCTGTTGATGCAGTTAAATCTATTGTTGGTGCAGTTATTTCTACCTCTGTATCTGCATCTACATCTAATTGTCCATCAGTGCTTGAACTTACTGACAAGGCACTATCTCTAAAAGTCATTTTGATAGCATCATTTAAAAGTAAAGCACTGTCTGCTACATGAGTTAATGTAACATCATTATCAGCACCAAACCCTAACACTGCTGAATCACTATCTAGTTTAAGGTCGTTACTAATTGTAACGGCAGTAGAAGCGTTCATGTCAATCGTAGCTTCACCATCTATTCTTAAAACACCATCACTTGATTGCTGAACAAAACTTGCAACATCTCCAAAGGTTAGTTTGTTTGTGCTATTTAGTGTAAGTCCCGTGCCATCAGTATGTGTTAGTGTCGTATCTGTATCAGCACCAAACCCTAAAACTGCTCCATCTGATTTCAATGTAACATCATCACTTACGATTAAATCATCATCTACTGTTAAATCAACTGCGGCGAGGTGTGCAAAAGCATCGACAACATTGGCTCCACTTCCTCCACCATCTAAATATAAAACTTTTGCAGTTCCTGGTGCGATAGTCACATTAGTGCCAGACCCTTGTGATATAATTATATTTTGTGATCCACTTGTACCATTTTCTATAATATGAACTCTTTTCATTGTGTTTGGTGATATTGTTATGGTGCAAGCAGAATCTAACGTTCCCGTATATTTTATAAACATTGCTCTGCCAGCATCAGACGAGGCATCTGCTACAACAGTTGCATGAGTATCTGCATTTGTTGTTATGCCCTCTGTTCCAAAACCTAACGCTTCACCTATAAGTTCTAAATTAGTATT